CTTTGTAAAGATTAAAAGCATAATCATCATCATCCTCAACGAATTTAAAAGTAGTTAATTTATTTAAAGTCGTTAATGGTGTTAATTTAATTTCTTCTATATCTATCTTGTCCGTCCAATCTAATTGCTTACTATTAGGGTTGTTTAAGAATATCTCATTATAAGGCTCTATTAATATATTGTTTGGATTTGATTTATCAGGTATTGAAACTAAGTTAAACATTGTCATTATACCCTTTATTAGTTCCCATTGTGACAATTCGCCACGTTCTTTTATTAATAGAGATTCTACTGTTGCCGCATGATTGTTATATGATACATCAAAAAAAGATGTGGTTCCTGTTGAAACTCTTACGTCCCCTGCATTACTATCCTGTTTAGCAACAGGCATTAAAAACTCTCCAGGATTTAATATTGTATCAAAAGTAACATTTAAGGCACCTGAGCCTAATGTTGCAATATCTACATTAACAACTTCAAAATATTCAATTACAGCCCCACCCTGATTATACTTTCCAAAAGCCATAGTACAACTTCTAATATGGATTGCACTTGTATTTTCTAATTGTATTCTTACTGAGCCTGAAACCTCTAAATTAGCTACATCAGAAGTAAATCTGTGGTTAGCATATAAGGCGTTGTTTCCACTTACAAAAGTTTGTAGTTGCACAGGCTCAAATGATTGAGTCATATTTTGTATTGTAGATAAATCCGATTCTCTTTTTAGCGTATCTGTTCTATCAGGAGCCGCCCCATGATTTTCTTCCCCCCAGTTAAAGTCTATATATAATTCCTTAAATTCATCAGTATTAAAAAACTCACTTGTATAGCTAAATGGAGAGCCTGTTTGATAAAAAATTCTATCTATTAAATACTTAGCCTGAATAAAAGGTCTAAAGCCCTGCTCTAATAGTGTTAATTCAGGGTCACCTAATGTAGCTCCTGAGCCTGTTGAACCATTAGCTACCAACATCTGATGGTTCCAGTCACAAAACGGATATTTTACTGTACTATAATCATCTCTAAAACCTGAGGCATTAGCATTAGTATATGCAATTCCTGTTCCTGATGTGTTCCAACTATTTTTAATATTTGATTTTACATAGTCATGCTCTAACTCTTCAAATCCTAAATCTGCTAATGTAGCCTCACCTAACATGTCTGCTAGGGCTATCACTTCTGAATATAAGTTCACATTGTAACTTATCTCGCCCTGCTTTTCTTGTATATCTATTAGTCTTAAATAGCCCTCAAATAAAATAAATCCATCTTGTTTTAAAATACTTTTAGTTTTAACATATGGATTAAATACTAGCCCTGTTGTTGAACGTGTTACCTCAAAGATATTATCAAATATTAAATTATTCTTTTTAGTGCCTGGTAGCTTAAAAGCCTTAGAGTAAGATTGTACCTGCTCTGCTGCATTTTTAAAATCATCAACACTTAAAGTTAATGGGATGTTTTCATCTTCATACAGGTCACATATAACCTGCCCATCTTCTAATTGATAAGTTGTAGTTGTAGTTCCTGCACCTTGCTCTACTACTGATATGCTGTCTATTAACATGTTGCCTGCACCACCTATACCCACAGTAGATATAATAATTGTATTATCAGTAGCGGTTGCAGTAAAAGTACAAGTATAAGTTCCTATTGTAACAGGTGCTGCTGATAGTTGATATGCAATTTGTGTTGAACCATCCACAACCCTAATATCTAAAATCTCATTAGTAACAGCAGTAACATTTACAACAACATCATAATTTTGTCCTATTGTCAATCCTGAAAGCCTTTGATAAACACCACTCATAGTATTAGCCCCCTGCATATTTAAAGCCAACACGCTGCTTATATTTAAAGGATATGATGGCTGTGGGGGTGTTAATGGCGACCTGTATCTATACCATGAATTTATTATTGATGGTGGTGCAACAGATATAATTGATGGTGGATAACCAATCGTAGACATCTCATTTGTAGGCGAAGAGTTTATAGTAGTAAAGTTCATACCATCAACAACAAACTCAGTAGAGCCAATAGTATAAGTATTGGTTGTAGTGTTATACTGCCCTGTATAAGATTGTGGATATAATATTAGTTGCGTGTTCATTATACAGATTGTGTTCTTAGCATTTTTGTTTTTTCTACCTCAAAAGAATATTGTATCAATTTATCATTAGCTACTGTTTTTCTAGTAAATGATGAACTGCTTAATGTTACAGGTGTTACATATTTATTTAAAGCTGAAAAATTAACATCAGTTTGATAGCCCTCTAACAAATAAACTTCAGGGCTGTTTGTAAGTTCTTCAAACATTACATTATCATCTTCTTTTACAAAGTCTGTATTCATACTAATCCTTTCAGTTGCATTTCTTCTTAATGCTTTTTTGCCGCCTCTATAAGTGTCTAACCTATACAAAGATTCATTCCATGTGCCTGGTAATTGCGTGTAAGTTGTGCCGCTTGTAGATATGGTTCTAGTTGATTTTTTTGTGAATGTATAGTAATCCCAAGCACCCCATTGATTAAGCCAACAAAGCCTTATAGATTCATAGCCAAAACCATCAGGACAATTAAGTTTTATTTTATAAAAATCTGTAACTGCAACATTAGAAACATCTCTGCCTACTACACGTATTTCGCCACCCTGTATAGTTCCTGCAGTTACTAAGCCTTGGAATGTTGTACTCCAATTTTGTAAGTTAGCAGGAAAGCAACCAAAGAATAAAAGATATTTATTAATCTCTCCACTCCATACATCATAAGCCCCATTCCCTAAAGTTCTATATATAGATTCAGTATTTAACAAAGAACCTGCACTATCATAGTATTGTAAATCTATATGGTCTAGCTTATCATCTATTGATAAAAAAGCAAGCGTTCCATAATCTTCTAAATTAGCATATTGTGTTAATGGTGCATTAGTTAAAAATCTATCGCCTGGAGATTGTAAAACAAAATCCGAAACATCAAAACCAAAATCATCACTTGGCGGCACCCCTCCTGTTCCCATTTTTAATTCATCAGTATATTTAACATAACCATTAAATAAATTAAAAAGGTCTGAATTTACTTCAGTTCCTACCTGCCTACGTACTGTATTTGCATCCTGATTCCCTGCTGCATCTGTTGCTCCTAAATATTCTACTGCAAAGACTAAAGCCATAAATCTTATAGAGTTGTTATTCATAGAGTATTTGTCTATCAAATGCAACGGATGTCTTTCTTCAGGACTTGTAACTGTTGATTTATAACTACTACCATCAGCAGCCATATTATCTGCTTCTACATAATTTTCTAAAACATTACGCAAATCAAACATACCTACCCCTGCATTGTTAGGTGTTGTTTTATAACTGCCCACCAAATCATTTGTAGTAGTCGTATCAGGCGGTGTTGTGCTGCTTATGTGTATATCAACTATAAACTTTACCTTTTCTTGATTTGCTACTGCATCATCATTTGATATTACAAAAATAACCTCTTGCCCTACTGGCATTGTAGTGTATAGTGGTTGTTGCTCTATTACTGAATTTTGAACTGACATATTTTTTTATTTTACTGTTGTTAAAGTTTCTTTTTTAATTGAACTTAAAACATCCTCACCTAAAGCTCCCAACATTTTATCGCCAAATTGTTTCATTCCTAATCCTAGCGGTTTTTGAAAGAAACTTATGCCTTGTATTCCATTAAACTTAATACTTCTTGCAATTAAAAAAACCAAACTCTTTCTTTTTATAAACCTGCCCTGTTCATCTCTAGGGGCTATACGTTTTTTTACTACCCACTTATCTAAAATTCCTGATGGTGGTTGTTTTGATTTGTATTTATAAGGACTTGTTTTAGTTTGATTTTCATAGTTTTTAAATTTCCTAATTTGTTTAGTTCCTGAAACCCCTTTATCAACATAGGTTCCGTATGGTGCCATCCAGAATTGAACCTCAAAACTATCTTTGCTTTTTTTAACCTCAAAACGTATTGATTTTTCTAACGCACTACCACCTCCTTTTGCTCTCGCAAGATTTCGCTTTGCCCTGTTCACAACCTGCTTACCAAAGCTTTCTAAATACCTTTCAAGATTTTTAAAGTCCATTATATACTAGCTACAAATATTTCTACATCTACATCTGTTGTTGCTGTTGGTCTTACTTCTAATTTAGCAATATCTGCTAAAGAACCATAAGTAGGTACTGCATCAGCTTCTGCCAACATAACATCATCTGCCCTAGCTATAAGGTGTGAGTTTCCAGCAGGTATTAACATTGAATAGTTAGAAGCTGTTCCTGCTACTCCAATTTCTATATCATGGGTAGCTGATAAGTTAGAAACTCTAATGTATCTCACATTCTCTTTGTCTAATGCTCCTGCACTATCATATACATTTGATGAAAATGTTGCTATCGTTGTTGTTGCTGAATGTGGGCATGTTATTACCCTTTCAAAAGTATCTGTTATATCTGTAACTGTTAAGCTGTTTGATGAACCTCTTAAAGCACCATTAATGGTTACACTTTCAGATACTGTTACTACTAAATTTGCCATAATTGTTATTTTTTATTTTTATCTATTTGTTTTAATTTTCTTATTGCCCACTCAATACCTGATGTGCCGCCCCATGCATCCCACATTAAACCACCACATCCCTCACTATAAGGAACGTCTTTATTTTGTTGATGTCTTTTAAATGAAGCCATTCTTGCAATCGTATCTCTGCTTATTGGTTTTCTATCTGCTAATTGTGAACTCCTAGTCCACCCAACACGTGTTCCGCAATCACTTCCATTTTCTTCTTTCCACTTTCTTGCACGTTTAGCGTTGTTAGTTGCTGATTGTGGGTAGTCATTATAACTAGCCATTTTAATACTAACAGCTTCTGCCATGTCTATTACATCATCAAAACTCATAACTTTATTGTTATCTTTGGTGGTATTATTTGTATCTCTATTTTCCATATTCTAAACTTAAGCATTAGTATCCTGCTCCTGCATCCGTTACAGGAATATTACAAGTATCAAAGTCATTCATCACTAATATTCCAATTTGGAACACTTGACCGCATAGCAAATTATCAAACCTCTCGCTAAATGGCTCTATTGTAAACTGGTCTTGCGTAAAGTACAAAGGCTTATTAATATCATCAACACCTGCTAATGATTGTCTTGTACTATGTCTTAACATCCCTATAAAATCTGTTGCTATTTCTAAAGTTTGATTATACACTTGTTGCTCGTTGTTTTTATTGTCTATTAGCTTTGTTAATCCTTTTGCATTGTAGGTTTGCCAATTATCCTTTTCGCTAACTAAATCACAAATAAATATTTGAAAGTTATAAGTAAGCTGTGCATCCCCTGTTGTAACATTAACAGGATTGATATGCAACAAAGGCATCTTTTCCATTTTCTCTAAATTAATATCAAAAATATCCCCAACTGAAACTGTTTGTATTTGGTCGTGATACTCACCTAGCCTTGCTAGAGTTTCTATTACGTTGTTGTATGTCTTATTGGTTACTGCCATATTTTACTCTATTTTGTGAATCTAATTCTGTTTCATACGTTAGCCAAGTTAAACACTCATAAAGATTTAATTTGGTTACTGCTTCTAAATTTACTATTTGCCCTCCTGCCAGTCTATACATCACTCCGAACCAATTCCACTGACTTGCAAAATCTTCAGTTGCTATTGCTGTTTCGTTTCCTTCATGCTGCGAATCAAAGATAACTCCAAAGTCATTAACAACCCCTTTACGAAAATCCAAAAAAAAACCAGAGCAGATTGCACTTGCTCCGAACTCATTTTTTTCATCTCTTCCGCCCTCTTATCTATTTTGCCATCATAGGCTTCAATAGTATAAAACCCATTCTCTCCCTCTTCAATAATTGGTCTGTAAAGAATTGCCATTACATTTGCTAAATTTTGCTGCAAATCATTTTTCATAAAAGCCTCTATATCAGCGTACTCACCTAATGTTATATCTGATAGGCTAGGATGAAATCCGTATCTTTTGCCATTTATCTCAATTATCTTTTTTAAAGAACTATTTGCCTTTTTTTGTAACTCTGCTATCTTGCTTAATATTAATGCTACATCTTGTATCCCTAATTGGTTAATCAGCTTTTTAGGAATGTCTGATAAAAGTGCTATTGTTTCTAATGCCTCTTTACTTTTATCATTGTCATTGATGTTTATTAATTTAATCCACTTCTCTAATGTTACATCTTCCCAACTCTCAATTAATTTGTACTGCTTTTTTTTACCCTTTTTTTTAATTGCAACTTTCATCTAATATATAATAGAAATAGTTAATATTTAGTTTTTTTTATTATCTTTGCCACGTTTTCATTTCTCTTGTTAGGGGGTTGGCGTAATGCCGCCCCTTTTTTATTGCACAAAATACTTACCTGCATTTGGATTGTCTAAATGATAAATTACGTTATATCTAATGCCATCTATCGCATGATTGTAATTGTCTATGTATAGCTTAGAGCCTTTGTCCTGATAGGCATAGTTGTTTAACTCCTTAGCTATATTAGTTGATTCAGGTGTTATGACTAATTCATAATCTTGCATTCTAGTTATGCCGCTTTCAATAGTTCCTTTTTTAACAGGCTTTATATTTACTCCTAAATGCTTTAAGTCTGCTATTAGCCTAGGTTCTGCTGAATCTGCAATAATAAGAGTGTTGTTTACTTTATCTAATATTAACTTAGCTAGGTCATGGCTCTTTAATCCATTTTTATAGATATGCTCTTTTAGATATATCTTCATCTTTCTTTTGTCTATTGCAACTTCTGTTAAACTATCAGGGTCAACACTAAATCCAAAATCCATTCCACATGATGTTTGCAGTCCATCTGGATTAAACTCTCCAATACTCCAGTTATCAAATACAACACCCTCTGCTTTGTCTAGCCACCCACCCATTATCTTATGCTGATACTTTTTAAAGTTCCTATGCTTTATAGCCTTAATACGCTCTAGGAAGCTGTTAGAGAGATTTTCTTTATTGTCTAGGTATGTACTATGGATATAACACACATTGTCTTTAACGCCATTAAAACCTGCTTCTACGCCTTTGTCTTGAAAAAATCTATTATATATCCAATGCTCTTTAGTTACAGGATTTAATATTAATACTATTCTGTTTTGTATATTCTTCTCTCTAATACTTAAATCAATAGTGTCAAATATATCTTCATCAATTAATTCTTCTGCTTCATCTAACACCCAACAGCTAATGCCTTGCAAAGATTTTAAACTTGCGGTTTGGTTTCCTGCTGATGTCTTAATACCTCTAAATAAAATATCTGATTTGTTTTTAAGATTAACTACTTCAGCTTTGTTTACACTAAATATATTCTCATATCCTAATAGCTGTATCTTTTCTAAAAACTCAGGTATTATTGATAGATGTGCTGATACCATTGTGTATCTTGTAAACAAAACCCTAATCCCCTCTGCCATAGTTAGCAAAGTTAAAAATACTGTTACTGCAAATGATTTGCCTGAGCCTCTACCACCTGTTATTATAAAATAACGAGCATCAGATGTAAATAGCGGATTATATTTTTTACTCAGATTCAGTGTCTACAAAGTTTATTAATGGCATGTTGATTGTCTCCTCATTTGATGTTACATCTACCCTTTGTTGTGGCTTACCATAGAAATACTCAAAGAATAATTTTACTGCCCATTGTTCTTTTTTCTCTAATCCTTTTTTAAGTGATTCTAAAGCCATTGGATTCATTGGTGTAAGATTCTCTATTAGCTTCTGCTCTTCTGCCTTAGCCTTACGCCCTGCTCCTGCTCTTTTACCTCCATGTGTGTTCATTTTGAAATATTTTGATTATTCAAGTCTTTATTATATAATAGAAACTTACTTGAATTCATTTGGCAACATTAATCTTATACCTAATTCTGTTAAAGCCCATATCCTTATTTGGTCTGCATATACTTCAAATTCTTTTGTGTTCATTCTTGCTGTGCTGTTAACTGTTTGTAATCCTATCTGCCTTTCATTTATCTCTATGCTTTGCCACTCACTTGAAAACTTAATTTTAAGGGTGTCGTGCATTTCATCAGGAAAGTAACCTAGTTCTTCAGCTAATGGTTGTACTATACATGCCCAATAGTAATTGTTTTGCATATTGCTTCTATTGTTTCTTTGTTTCTTTACTTTTACTATATAATCACTTCCTAATTCTTTAAGATAATTAAAAAGCGAATGTTTATCTTGACTGCTTTTAATTACGAAATTCATATTTTATATATTTGCGTGTTATACTATTTTCACGTCTTTGCTTAAATTCCTCTTTAAGTATTTTAGTAATCCTTGTATGTGCAACATCAAACTTATTTGTCATTTCTTTTAGGCTGTTTGCATTTGGATTGTTAAAGTAATATTCAACAACCTTTTTTGCTAGTGCCTTTGGGTTCTTTGGTATTCTAGGTTTTGTTTTCATTAATCAAATGGTTCATTTATGCCTCTCTCTCCTATTAGCTTTTCTTTTGCTCCATCCCATAATTTATCATGTCGTTTTTTTTTACTTAATGATGCTTCTGTTCTTTTAATACTTGGCATCCCCTCGGCAGGTTCACTATCCATATATTTACCACATTTACACATTACATCTGCAACCCATTTACCATCTCTAAAGACTATGGTTGCTTTGCTTACTTCCTTTTCTTGCTCTCCGCATGGGCATTTGTATAGTGTCATAGCTTCCCTCCTGTTTGTGCTAATCCGCCTGTTCTTGTTTTGCTTTTACCATAAATTATATCTAATTCAAAATGCAAATGGTTTATAGCTTTTCTTATATCTTGCTCAGCAGGATTGCCTTCTTTTTTACCTGCTCTTAAAAGATAGGTAATAGCGGTTCCTAAATTATAACTCTCCGCCTGAAAATCCTCTATAACCTTCCTTGCTTCTATTTTATGGCTTTTACCTATGTAGTAGTGTGGTATTTCTTCTTTCTTTGTCATTTTCTAATATTTTAATTAAACCCTCTTGGGTGTTTAGCTTTCTTGATTTTGATGACTTTCTATATTCTTCTGGGCAATAAATTAATTTAACTTCCCTTACTAAATTATTATCATCATACTTTACTATCCATCTGCTTGAATAGTGCATTTTATTTCTTTTTAAATGTGTTAAATAACTCATTCCGAATATTTTTTATATAGTTTTTTTATTCCATCATAGCATGTAGATATACAACTACCACAATTTGTAGTAGGGCTGTAAGAAGTCATGTGTATAACGTTGTATGTTTCTATCATTCTTTTTTTTGCTTGTACATTTTTTGCTCTGCCTGTTTTTAAATCTTTCCACATATCTAATATTTCATCTATTATTTCTTGTGGCAAATCATCAGGTGTTTCTATATCTGTTGTTTTTTGCCAAAAACCCTGCGGACACTCCATTGGTGCCAATCTGCACTTCAGTTTCATAAAACACAAACACCGTTTGCACGTCCCTGTTGGCTTAAAATAATAAACACATGATTTGCATATTTCTAGCCTATCCTTATACACATTATTTGGCACAAAAAACTTATTCATTTAGATTTTTCTTTAAAATGTTTCTTACTTTGTCTATTGTTGTAAATATACTATTTCTGCTTATTTTTGTTTTTTTATGTATTTTATCTAGTGTGCTGCCCTCTTCATAATAGTAAAGCTTAAACAATTCCCTATCGTACCAATATTCTAATTTGTCGAGCTCTTGGTCAATCAATTCCAATTTTTCTAATTTTGTGTTGTCTATTTCTTCATTCGGAATGTTATGTAAACTTTTAGAAACATTATTGTCAAAATATATATTATCATCATTATAAGTACAACTAAGAGTGTAAATAGAACTATCAATATGTGTGTAATACTTTTCATATTTATAATAAAAATTGCTTCTAGTGCTTGTTAATGCTCTTCTTAAAGCAACCGCCCCATATCTTGTTAATCCATCTACACCATCTTTCTCATATATATCTTTTAACGTATCTGGATTCATTTGGCTAAGAAAATAAAGCATTAATTCTTGCACCGCTTCATTTACTTTGTTTTCATCTGTTGTTAACCCATAAGCCATTGTTCTAAACTTATCTGTTAATTTAGCTATTTCTAAATATATCTCAGTCATGTTTAGGCTCTATTTTATCTAGCTTTTCTACGACCTCATATAGCATTTCATCTAACACAACTTTATATGCCCTGACTACTGCTGCATTTGCCTTTGTTTCTATCCCTGCAAAGAACCCATTTGTTGCTACTGATAAGTTTATTGGAATAATCATAATCCAATCGTAAAAGTTGTTTTCATGTGTTCCTTTACCATAGTTATTAGAATACTCCATAATTACATCAACAACTTCTAAATAATTGTTATATCTTGTTTTGGTTGTGACATCTTCAACAAATTGTTTGCACATAGTAATATAAACATCTATAATAGATTTGTGGTGTTCACTTGCGTATATTGGTTTGTGCATACGCCAAATTTATAATAAATGTTTACTCAATTCCCTTTTCTTTTTTTAAGTTTTTAACAACCTCTTTGTAATAACTTATTTTTTCTTCATAATCTACCCTAGAAAACTTTTGTATTTGTCTAGATTTAATTTGTAATCTTTCAGCAGTTCCCTCTCCATATTGAGCATCTAAATTAATACCGAACTGATATTGTCTGCCCTGACCATAAAGATTATCCGCTATTGACTGTGGTTGTACGTTAATTTCATCCCACCTTGTAGATAAGCATTTCCTAGACATAAAATGTCCTGCATGAATACTCTTATAGTGATAGTACCGCCCTGATGTGTAACACTTTACAAAACCTAAATCATCAGCATCCCTTAGCCTAATGTAAAGACTAAACCATTTGTCTAATTCTTTTTTTAATTTGCTAATTGACTTTTTTACCATATTGATTTTTGTGCAAATTGTTTAGGCGGTGCATTGTATATATATTTTGCAATAGTAGTGTTTCTGCCAAATCTAGTTTTTTTCGTTAATGGCTTACTATCTATATTATAGCCCTCTTTTCTATGGTTAAATATAATAGCTGACAATCTAGTTGCTCCATACTCTTTTATTGCTTCATAGCTTGTAATACTGCCATATGTTTTTAAATGCCATAAAACTGCATCTGATTGTGATTTTACCTCATGTTGTTTAATTGTAATTGTTTTCATTGTCTTATTTGTCTTATTAGCCACATTGCAATGGCTGTTATTAATACCCACCCTGTCATCTTAAAAGTTTTGGTTCTGCTCTAAAATGTGGAACTTGTTTTGGATTCTCTCCTTTATCTACTCTTGCTCTAGCATCCCATATAAGCTGCTGATGCTTTCTAAGCCACTTTATATAGGTTGGAACGTTTAAGTGTATAAAATCGCTTGTTATAGGGCTTCTTACCCCTAAATTAAAAGCGTTTTCAGCATCTTCAAAATAAAAGTTCTTATACATTCTTTTTAAATCAGTTGCTAGGCTTTGAGCCATTATAGATATTGTATCCTCTTCAACGTTATTTTGCCCTAGTTCTATATATGTTTTGCTGACTAAATCAACAGAACACATTAACAAATCTTCATTAGACATTGTTTTAATTATTCTCATTTTTAAATTGTTTTTTTAATTTTTCTTTTACGTTAATATTTTTTTGTAAATGTTGATGGATTTTACTCATAGTTTTTGGTTTATCCCATTTCTTTTGATTTTTTTGCCAACGCAATAATCTTAATTTTATTTCAAATGTACTTTGTTTTTGGTATCTCATTTTCTTTTTACCCTCAGTCCAATAGTTTATAAAATCCTCTAACATGTCTTTAGGATAATCAAAAGTCATAACCTCTAAAATAAATTTTTCTTTAGTTATACTTATATTACTTGTATTATTATTACTTGTATTATTACCTTTCATCTTTTTATGTATAGGGCTATCCATCTTTTTCGTAATACCTATACATCTTTTTGTTATCTGCTTTTTAGAGTTCCTTTCAACATTTACAGTTATAAATCCTAATTTTTTTAAATCACTAATCCAACTGCTAATAGTGTTTTTACTAACTCCATACAATTCAGCAAAATAATTATTAGTTGCATAACAGTACCCCAACTTGCCACTTAATGCAGTTATCTCTCCATATAAAAGCTTAGCATTAGGTTTTAAGTTAGAGTACCTTACCTCAGCAGGTATTATAGCATAATAGTTAGGTTTGTCCATTAAATAATTTTAATTTTACAATGATAGTTTTCCATCGCAAACTTAATATTTTCAAATTGATTGGAAAAATCAAAGTAAGATGTTTTAATAATACATATAGCTTTACCACTTTTCACTTCTATACAAACTTGAACCTTCTGGCTTTCAACAACCCCATTTTGCAACAAGTGACTTTTTAAAACATCATCATTATTAAAAGTCTTTTTTGTTTTATCAATATTTTCAAATGCTGCATAAACTTTGTTGAAAGTATTTCTGTAAACTAAACAGGTTGCATAGTTATGTTTATGGGTATTCTCATAGTGATAGATTAAACTTCTATCCCTATTTAATTCTTTCCCTATTACTGTTCTGTGTATGTTCTGCTCTAGCCTACCTATATAGGCTGCTACTGCTCTGGCAACCTGTAATGGTCGTTTTCTACTTCTTAATGCTAAAGAACCTTTAGGAATGTTTAATACGCTTGTAGTAAGGTCACATATTGCTTTAAAATTTATTTCTTCTGTCATAATTAAAATGGTAAATTATCATCAGCGGTTACAAAATCGCCATTTAACATAGTGTCTTTATTGTCTAGTAAATTTTTTTTAGGAGCATTGTTGCTAATCTCATTTTGATTTACAAAAAACCACCCATCAATTTGATTATAATACTTTCCGTTATACTCCCTAGAATAAACATTACAGCTTATAGCAACCATATCACCCTCTTTTAGTTTATTCATCTGCTTAACCTTATCCCCAAAACATTTGATAGCTATAATGTTATTAAATTTCTCTTCTGTGTCTACTAAGCAGGTTTGACTTTCCCAAGTCTTTCCTGATTTACTTGTTCCTGCTTCAGCTTGTAACTTCTTAATTAATTTTCCTTTTACTTCCATAGTTTTTTATTTATTTAATTGATTATTACTCTTTTTAAAATCTTCTGCTTCATCTTCTCCTTTAACACCTATTTCATACAGCCCTAAAATTTCTAATGTGGCTCTTGCATATGCTCTTTTCTGTGCCATCTCTAATACATAATGGGAGTTGGTATTACCATCTTTAAAAGTATTTCCCTTTAATGCAGAACCAAATGTTTCAATAGTTTTGTTTCCTTTAGTTGCTATTGCCTTTACTCCTGCAAAATTACATTCACATTTAACCACCTCGTAATGTATATCAATAGATTCATAAGCATTTATTTTTGCTATTGCACTTCTGGTCAAGATAATATAGTGCTGATGCTTAAAAATATCTTCTTTTTCTAATTCGTACTTTAAGTACATTTCTTTAATTTTTTCTGTTTTCATTTATCTTTAATGTGTTTAATTAATTGTTCCTTTATATATTCTAATTGCTCTGAATCTATCCATTGTAAAAAATTATACGAATCAAAACAAATCTGAAAAATATTCCCATCCTCGTCTTTGCCACGTAAATAAATATCGTTTTTGTAAACTTGGAACGAGCTAATATCATCCATAATTTTAAATAGTACCTCTTTTGATTCTCTTAATTCTTCCGTTTCTTGATTTGCTAATTCTATTGGCATCATATCGTTGTTATTAGTGCTAAGTTATTATCCATTTTATTATATATTTCCTTGTATTCTTTTAGTTTCTTTTTAATGACCTCATTTCTATCTTTGTCATAAAAACGTGAATCTTTTGGCTCAGGCTTAAAATCAAAACCTTCATCTAAATTAAGCCCTGTTAGTTCTATATAATCATCTAAAGCTTTGTTTATCTGTTTTTGCGTTCCAAAGATTCTAATGCTAGGTTCAACTTTTTTAAGGTCTGTAAACCAACCATCAGGCGACAGCTTTTCTATTGTCTTGTAAATTTCGTTATTATAAAAATAAAAGTCCTGTGCTATCAATTCCATAATTAGTAGTTTAATAATTTTGTAAATTTATATTCACTTTCTTTTAATTCGTTTAAATATAAAATAAAGTTATACCCAAAAAAGTGTAGAAACATTTCAGCCCTTCCATTTCCCCAATTTTTAAATGTAAATGTTATATATTTAAAGGAGTATGTTTGTTTTAAACTGTTACTGCATTTGTGATAAAAATATTTACTGTGTTTAAAATCTATTTTCATTTCTTTTTTATTTTTTAAAATTAGTAATTTAATTGTATGTGAAGCAACATAGAGCAAATAGTCGCTGCAATTAATACACTTGTTATTAGCCAAACAGGTATTTTATTTAAGTAGTTAATTTCTTCAATATAATAATCACCTATCATATTACGTTTGCCATACTTATCCCAATTTGACATTTGAGTTTTGCTATAAGAAAAGAATATATCTTTTTCGTGTTGATTCATAATTTGCGTGTTACCACTTAACTTGTTTGTAATTTTGTAATTTGTTTTCACTTTTCTTTGTTATTGATTAATATGGTACAAAGATACAACAAAAAATGATATAAACAAGTTTATTCACAAAAAATGTTAAAAAAAATGCCTTTATATCTAGTAAATTTTTTTAAAAAAACTTATAAATTAAGCAAAAGAATGGTGAAAATGATTAAAAAATACAATATAAATAGACGTAAATTTGTTTGTTTTTCGGTCATTATAGCGGCATTAATAGATTAATAGGCGTTGTTCCCTCTAAAACTACCCCACAGGCAATAGCAGGTTTTTTACCTCTTTTAGCGTATGCCATTGCGTAAGTATCGTGGTCTATCCCACAACCTACCTGCATGCCAAACACCCTAAAGTTTTGACCTACATAGTGTTCTATATAACATTGAGTATGTAAATGACCTTGAACTGTGTTCATCATATCAGCCCTACATTTTGTTCTGCTCGTTCCTGCTTCTCCATGAATGTATTGAACATTATCAATAACTAATCTATCTACAAACTCCCAATTAGGAACTTCTAAAACTTCTCTATAAGACTTAATCCACTTGCTAGGTATTAATGAGGTTTGAGCTTTTCGCATTATCATCCTATCATGATTTCCAACTATTACAGTTGCTTTAGGGAATGCCCTATACCATTTAGCTATTTTACTTATTGCATGTTCTAACTCTTGCTTTCCTGTATATTCAGCTTCAATATCTATTTCATGAAAACTGGTATAATGATTATCAATAATATCACCAATCATTACTACATCTGTGCAGTTCCAAGTTTCATATTGCTCCAAACAAAACTCTAAATATCCATCTAAACAAAATGGTTCATGCAAGTCGCCAACAACTAGGACATTCCTAGTGTCAGCTTCTCGCATTTTTTTTAGTGCCGCTATCTCATGCGGCTTTAATCTGTATCTGTTATTACTTCTTTGCTGCATCTGCAAAGCCTTGCCCTAATACTAAAGCACCGATACTGATTAAAATGTTTTTAACCTCTTCAGGATTTAATCCAAAGGTGTCGCTTAATAAAGTTGTTACAATTCCAATTACTGTGTACCAAAACTTCCTGCTTTTAAGCATAGAGCCAATTAGATACTTGTTTAAAAAGTCATTCATGATTATTTATTTTAGTTAGTAAATTTATTTTAATTATAAAGCCAAATAACATCTTGGTCTTTTTGTTTATCAACATCACAATGTATAAAACTCTTACCGATTCCAATTCTTGTTATTCCCACCTCCATTAAAGATTTAACTATTATATATCTATCTCTGCTGCCATTATATCCAATATCTGCCGCTATTCCTTTTTTATGGCTAGAACCTACACGCCCACCCACTTTACTATTCCACGCCTTAGTTCTATATCCACTATTGATTTTAAATGGAATACCTGCATTATGCCTAGCATAGTCTAATTTTTCAAGGAATTTTTTATCCATTTTTGAACCTGAGTTTGGTTCATCAGGGCTATCGAATTCTGATAGTTTAAAATATTTTAAGTCCAAATTATATGTAATATGATTTGTAAATCTTGCAACCCTTAACTTCTTTAATAAATATTTTATGCATTTTAACACTATTATCTGTTTTAATATACTTAGGGTTGCTGCTATTTAATTTTCTTTTTTTCATCTGCAATTATCACATGAATTTAAGCAATACCTGCCGCCTGTTATTATGTTTATTATTTTACAAATTATTGTTTTCATATTTTATAAATTTATAAATTGTAAATCCTATTGCTAAAACTAAGGATACAAAAGTTAATATTTCGTTGGAATCTGCTAGGCTAAAACCAATAGCCGAACCATTAGCCAACCCTACTTGTATTGTGTCTTTTAAATCTGTCATTTTTATTTGATTTAGGCTTACTTTCCAAGTAGGATTTTAGCTTAGTTATATTTGTATTTTTTGGTTTATAGTGTTTCTTCATTATGTTAAATCAGGAGTTAAAAAATCTCTTAATGTTAATTTGCTACTCTGCATAGGTCTTTCAAGATTCATACCTGCATAATAGTTATCAGTTGATGGGCTAACATCTGAGCCTGAATTTGTTGAGTAGGCAGGAAAGCTAGACACGTTATTTCTAATATAAGAAATTAGCCTTTCGCGATAGTAACTCGCTGTGTTCATGACTTCCTCTCTTAAATGCTGTGCCTCTTCTGTTGTTAAAGCTGTTCCTGTTTCTGATGTTTTAGAATAAATATTACCATTCTCAAATTTGAACCTCAAAAATGGAATAGCATGATACACCGCATATCCTGGCAAACATTCCGCAATATAATCATCTACTAATGTTTTGTCTGCACCTGCTAATGTTCCTGCTGTTATCTGTGCTTTCAAATGGGCAGTTAAATCTGTACCTAATGCAGTTTCTATATAAAGCTTCTGTGCTTCACGCACAAATGGCAATAAAATTGCAGGGTCTATATTTAGATTCAAAGCTGTTGAATCTTTTAATTTATCTTCTGATATAAATAATACGTATGCCATAATCTATCTTGGGTTTAAAAATCCTTGGTTTCTCATTCTTTTTGGTGGCCTAGCTACTAAGTTATCATTCTTTTCTGCGGTGAACCCCTCACTTCTAGCCTTTGTGTATGATATTAATTGCTTAGATGATATATTACCTTTAGCCCCTCTTAAAGACGTTTTATAGATTTGTCTAAGCCAAAAGTGATGGCAGTTTCCACCCCCCTTATAAAGCCATATTGAATACGTTGCAGCACCTCTAGGCCCCCAACCAGGGTTTACAGCTCTATTAGTCATTTGTAAAATATCTTCCTTCCTGTAAATTTTTCTGCTAGCTGTCATTAACCTGCAAAACTCACGCGTTTCTCCCTCTTGACTTAAAAAATTATCTTTTGTATAAACATATCTAACTTTGTAAAAGTCATTATCAGACCTGTTAGTGCCATCCTGACTACTTCTTGCATTTGGCCTAGCTGTTCCTGTTGATGCTAATTCTAACTTTTTATTAGCCTCTTCATTTAACACCTGTTCAAAATTAAAATCTTGATGCTCACCATCTACCACCTCTTCCTCTATTAATTCCCAATCATCAGGCATATCCTCACCAAATTCCTCAATAAACTTAGATAGCTCTGTTGCCTCTTCATGCCCCTCACACGCCATATAAACCGTTTTCCCCTCATATTCATGCTCATGGTACCCCTCACACCCTTTTGTCTTTGCGTGAGCCTCAGCCTCTTCTATTGTGCTAAAAACAGGCTCTCCATCAATCATGCCTACTTTGCTGAACTTTACATCCTGCTCTATTGTATCTTCATCACCTAATTTGTCAAGCCCAAGCTCCTCACGTATTTCGTCTGTTGTCATAACTTCTCTGATTGTCTTAGAATCAAATTGTACTGTAATTGGTTTTAATTGTACAAAGCGAACAGGCATATCCATATCGTTAACTTGGAATATTTTTCTAAGCTGTTTGATTAGCATACCTTGAAAAGGCAAAATTACTGTTTGTCTGTAAAAATCAGCAGCATTTATTAGTTCATCAGTATTTGATGAAAAGCCATTAGCACTATCAATACCCATTAGAGTTTTAGATGTTACCCTATGTCCGCTTAAAATGTTTTGTGTCAATAGTTCTTGTAGCGCTAAATATTGCTCTGATAATTTATCTGGTGTTATTGCTTGTATTTCTGGAGTTCTAGTCTTATCATCTGAAAATGTAAGAACAAATTTACCTGCATTATTTTGCCCTGTAAATTTATCTGTTAAACTCTGCTCTATTTGAAATCTCTCCTCTTGCGTTGGTATTCCATTTGAAAAATTAATCATAAAAGAACCTGCAAATCCACTAGATATATTATTAAGGTGAAATTCGCTAATCCTAGAATCTATTAAAGCCCAATTGTTACAGCTAACGTAATCAGGAGTGTAGTAGCTATTCATATTAGGGCTATAAAGACCTGCATACATTATTTGATTAGCTGAGGTTCTATCATTAACATTAAAAGCAGGAACATAATAAGGTTTGTTTTGTCTAGTATTAGCCCAATCAGAACTAATATAATATCCTGGTGTTTTACCAAACTCATCAGGTCTTGCACATCTTATCTTCTCTACTGCCACATGATATATTTCTGCTATTTGTGTTCTATCTTTACTCCATACAATATTAAGCGCAAAAGCACCCTGTAATTTAAAATCAAAAGATAATTTTTTAATTACTTCATGTAGGCTTTCATTACCATTAGCCCTATCCATAAAGTTTTGTAGTTTTACCCTAGCCTCTAAATCTCTATCATCTTCATCTTCTATTATCAAATCCTCTCCTGCTATCATTTCAGAAGTAGCATTAATAATTGCTGCTGTAATAGAACTAGAGTAATACAAGTCTATTAAGAATTGAGGGTATAAATTACGCCAATCATCAGTTCCATATTCTATCCAATCCCTACCCCTAGTTTCAGAAATAATTGGAGAAGTTGAAGTTTCTAAATTAATATTAATAATATTGTCTTTCATATTTTTTATTTTATAAGGCTGCTAACCATGTATTGACATTAGCTGTTAATGCCGCACTTGTACTGCTGTATATTTGTATCTCTCTCATGGTGCCATCATAGGCTGCTCCATCATCAAATTTAATTCCTATTGCTTGTATTTCTGCCTGACCTGTTTTGGTTCCTGAATCGGTTTGCTGAACACCATCTACCCATAAATTAACTGTGCCGCTAGAACGTGTTAAAACTATATACTGCTCCCCTGTAAAAGTACCACTATTTAATGTTAAATCTAATGGTGCAGTTCCATCAATTTTTAATCTCAATGTATTGCTAGATTGAAACCTTAAAAACTCTCCTACAGCAGTATTATCCGCTAATAGCGTTCCTGTTGTTGCTGCTACATTAAAACGAATACCAATAGTAAAATCATTTGCTAATTCTATATCACTTCCGCTTAATTCTAAACACTCAATATTAGCAGGATTAAAAGTTAAAACTCCTGCTGAATATGCAGGTTGTTGGGCAGCATCTGATTGGCTCATAGTATAACCATTGCCTGAACTATCTCTCCATTCACTAACATCAGAGCCATTTAAAACAATTCCTGTTGCCATTTTATACCATGCTACAACATTATCAGAGCCAGGTGTCCAACCGCCTTGAGGTCTTATTCTATTTAAGCTTAATTTTTGACTAAGTGATAACATATTATGTAGTTGCTCCCTCGCTGTAACCTACGCCAACTCCGCTACTAAGCTGTATCTGCGTAACATTCATAAATAAAGTTGTTCCTGCAGGTAGTGTTGTTTGTAATGCTGAATCTCCTGTTGCATCTGCTACTGTTATTGAACTTACCACGCTTTCCACAGGAAAGTAAACACAATACCAATCTTTGCTAGTTTGGTCTGCTGTTGTAAATATCTCAGTTCCTCCATTTTTACCTAGCTGCTCTGTTAATAATTGTTGTACGTTTTCTATTGCCATTTTTTAATTTTTATCCGTTATAAATATAATTGTTTTCTTGAATACTAGCTGTTATACTAGCTGTTGCTGTTTCGCCTACACTTGAAAGCGTAACAACAGGATTTTCGGTATATCCGTTTCCTGCATATACTATTGTTACACTATCTACAACACCACCTGATATGGTACATGTTGCAGTTGCAGGAGTTATGCAGTCACCTGTTATTGTTACAGTAGGGGCAATAGGGTAGCCAATGCCGCCATATGCTATGTCTAAGCTAATAACCTCGCCACCATTTTGAGTATATTGCACCTCTTCTGTTCCGCTAAGTTCTGATACTAAAACTTTTCCTTTTGTAACTAATCCTTGTACTACACCTCTCCTTATACTTGCAGGTAGTAATACTGCTAATTCAGTTGATGGTGCTTGTTCATTATCTAATGCTGCAAAAGCCCCCCATGTAACCTCATAAACTTCGTATTTCCAATATCCTGATGGTTTTAAATCAACACGCCCTAAAAACACATCAGGTACTGCGTTGTAGCTAAATGAGAATTTACTATACCTGTTGTATAATTGCTGCTCAGGATAAGCGTATTGTACCGCCCCACTCATATCATTAGTAAACTTAAACAAATACCTAGTGTTAGTATCATTAGCAGTACCAATCCTCACATCCTGAGTTTGTATGTATGCATGAAAGCTAGAATTTGTTGTTGCGTGTATCATAATTAGTGTACCTATTATATAATAGAAAAAGGTCTTATTTATTTGCTAATAAAAGAAAAAGAGGGCATAAAGCCCTCCTAATCAAGAATATATATAAAAACTAATGATAAGTTTTATGATGTAGTTATAGATACATTTGTAAATGCTGCATTATCAAATGGATTTGTAGTGTAATCAGCTACCATTGCAAAAGGCTCTGCCTCCATGCCCGATAGTGTAAGATTATAACCGCCTCTATCACCGAAAGCAGCCCCTGTAACCATAGTTCCTGCATTAAGTTCCATTCCGTTAACAACCCCCATTCCAATAATTATATCATGTCCGTTTGTTAATTGTGCATTTAACTGACAAAATACAACTACTTTTGTTGAAGCTAAAAGTTTAATCTCATGTTGGTCTTCTTTAGTTAGTCTATTTAAAATAACTTCTACTGTTGGCTCATAGAATACTGTTCCGTTTTCTCTACTACCTGTTATCGTATCAGTAGCTGATGCAACGCCTAATGGCATTGTGTAACGATACAAGCCAGTTCCTGCTCCCATCTCAATATCTGTTATTTCACCATTAGAAACTACAATACCTGTTCCATCAATAGGTGCTGTAAATTGGTCGTAAACTCCAAAATAAACGTATTTGATGCCACCTGATACTCTATTACAATCAAGCCCTCTACCTTTAGTTAAATTAGTACATGCCATATTTTTTTATGTTTTAAAGGTTATAGAGGCGAGAGCCGAAGCCCTCGCATCTGTTAATTTAGTTTATTATGATTGTCTAACAATGTCTGCACCGATACCAGTTTGAACACCACCTGAGTAACGAACAACTAATCTCATGTTGTCTGAGCCGTCTAATTGAGCCATGTCCATTAAAGTAATTCTAGGCCCTGTTCCTGTTTCGCCAAAGTCAGAAACCAAATCAGTTCCCCAGTATAAGTTAGATTTTTGTGCTGCTACTAACTGATTATCAACCATTCCAGGACAAACAGCAATTTTGTAACCCTCAAATACAGGCTCATAGTCGCCATTCATGTTGTAAGCATTAACATATCCTAATGTCGATACTGCTGAAATATAAAATGCATAAGTCTTAGGATTCATGTAAATGTGTGTATCTTCTTTTGATAAGATATTAGGAACATTAGCTGCCATGTCAGCAGTTAAAGTTTGTAAGTTAGCTATGATGTTAGCTGCTGAATAAGCACCTGATGCAGTTGATTGTACAACTGTTGCATCAACACCTGGTAAAAGGTATCCAACAGCAGTTCCTAAAAATCCTGTAAATTCTCCTGCATTACCTGCAACACCACTCCATATAGAGTTTTCTGTTGCATCTGCAATAGTACTACCCATGTAAGATATTACATAGTCTGTAAAGTCAGCAGGAGGCATACCCTCAGGTCCTGACATGTTAGCCGATTCCCATCCTGAAACTAAGTTATTTTTGCAAAGGTCAATGTTAATTTGTAGAGCCTTCGGGGTAATAATTTTATCAGCGAGCGTTAGGGTTCCCGCATCTGTAAAATCACATGTAGCATCTGCTACTAAATTTGCACCTGCAAAAGTTTGCAATGCACTCTTATAACGAACATTGTTTATTTGCGTTATAAAAGATAAAGATTTTGCTTCTTTTAAAGCCGCTGCTAGATATACCCCTGCGGATTTACCTGCATACGATTGATTTACTGTAAAAGCCATAATTTTTGTTTTTTATTTGTTAATTATTATTTATTTAAGTTATATAAGAATCTTTCTTGTTTAGAAAGTTTGTTGTATTCTTTTCTTGACAATACAGGTCTTGCTTTGTCAGAACTAAATTTGTTTGTGTTAATTGGAGCATCAGCAGGACTTGCCGCTAATTCCGTTTTTAACTTTTCGTTTTCAGCTTTTAATTTTTCTATTTCATCTTCTGCTGAAAATTCTACTACTTCTGTTGTTTTAATAGACTTAGGATTTGTAGATGGCTCTGCTGTTTCTTCTGCCATTTCTTCAACATCACCTGTTTCACCTATCTCTCTTTTAAGGTCAGCCACAGCATCCTCTAGGTTTTTGATTCTTTTCTCCATACCTTCCCAATCGCCTACTGCTGCCTCATCATCATACTCATCCTTATCATCTTCTTTTGCCATTTCTTCCTTTTCTTCTGCTAAATCATCTGCCGTATCCTCTTCCTCTGTTTCTGATTCCATAACTTCTGAAACTACTCCCTCTTCTTCTACTCTAAATGATACTCCTGTATCTGTTTTGTAAGTTCCGATTGGAACAAGGATTGTCGTGCCATCCTCTAGCAATACAGATATATCTACACCTGCTTCTAGTTCTTCAGCAGTAGAAACGAAAATAGTTCCACCATCTTCTGACTTAGACTGCCATCCTAATTTAATTTCTTCCTCAGCTTTGTTTAAACCAAGTGCTACTAATATTTGTTCTTTAATATCCATGATTAATGTTTTAGGTTCTGTTATATAATAGATTTATTTTGAGTTTGTTTGATTTTCACGTATTATCTCATTTAAAGCTGATAGTATTTCTTCATCTGTTGGTGTTCTCTCTGACATCTTAGCCATCTTGTCTGTAAAGTAGCCCTCTATACTAAGCCCTTTTAATTTGCCCTCTTTAATCTCTCTCCAGAGTTCATCATTAGTTATCTTCATTTTAACGAACCATGTGCCATTAGGCAAATCATAGCCATATAATTTAGATTTATCACTATCTCCCTCTTTTATCCATGATTCTACTGTTAGAACGCCTGATACTCTTTCGTTGTGTTCATGTGTAGCTTTATGATGGTTATTGTGTTTTAAATATAACTCACTAGCTTTTCTTATAGTTTCAGGGCGAAAAAAAACATAATACTCAGAATCTGTATTTGGGTCATATCTAAATATATGTTTGTTAGGTATTAATGCAGGACTAACTAGCATTCTTTTCTCTTCATCTACCTTAGCAAAGGTTAGATTATTTTTTTCTTTACCAAAAAACACAAAGTCCTGTTCTATTGCAGGTGAGTTTACTAAGCTAATAGCATCAATAGCTAATTCCTCACTTTCATCTGCAATTACAAGTTCTACAATTGATGTAGTTTTTTCGTAATAGTCTTTATTGTCTTGTTGGCATTCGGTTAACGTGTCATATTTACACTCACCAGTATTGCCAAATTTATATTTTCCGTTTTCGCATTCTTTACATGGCATATTATATAATAGATTTAATTAATAATTTGTTTGATTTTTATATTGTAGCTTGTCGCCTAATGTTAGCTAATTGGTCTTGCGAATTAGTCATTTCATCAGTTACAACAAACGCTTTCATAGGCTCAGGTGCCAATCCTCCGCCTAATTCAAAAGCCCCTGACATCATTTGTGGTGCAGGTATTGATGATTTAAACTCACTACCAGATGCCCCTGCACTACTTGTATCTGGTGGTGAACCTGCTGCAATTTTAGCAATATTTGTAGCGGCAAAACCTGCTGCTAGTCCTGCCATCACTAACGGATAACCACCTGCTGTCGCTGCTGTTAGTGCAATATTGGCATTTGCTGCCGTAAAGGCATTTTGTACACCTTGAACTCCTGAGATTGTAGCCTGTGCAATGGCTGCTGCCTTACCTATTGCAGTACCCTCACCTGCTGCTTGTTGTATCACTCGCAATCCCTGCATTGTGACATCTTTTCTAAAAGCCTGTAAATCCTGTTCTAGCTGTTTTTTCTTTTTTTGATTTATTTCTAATTGTGCAATATAATCATTATCTGCCTGTATAAGTTCGTTGTTTACTTTTGCAACTATGCTTGGCATTTTTTCAATATCTCCAAACCTTTCATCAAATGCTTCTTTTCGTTCTTTTAGCCTAGCCTGTTCTTCTGCGTGTATTTCACGTTCTAAAGCGTTTACCTCAGTTACAACCCTTCGCCTCATTTTAATAGATGCAGTTTCCTTTTCAATTAATTCAACTTTTAAGCTAGCTAGCTTTTGTTCATCTTCTATTAGATTTTCAGATTGTGCCATTTCTTGCTCTTGTATTGCCAATCTTTCACTTGCTAACTCTAACTCTCTTTGTGTGGTTTTTTCTTCTAAGTCTAGTGCAACCTTTAAATTCTCTAGCCTTTCTTTTGCTGATTTTGTTTCATCTTCTGCTATTAACCTTGCTCTTTCTATTTCTTGTCTAGTCGCTGCCTTTTGTACCATGAACTCTAAATCTGCATCTCTCAATTCTTGCGTTCTTCTTTTTAACTCAGTCATAGCAACAACCTCACGCTCTATTTCATCTGCTATCCCTGAAAATGTTTCTTTTAAAGCATCTCCTGCCTTTTGAAACTCTCCTGAAAATACAAAAGTTAAAACTTCTCCAAATTTTGAAAATCTATCCACTAAAACATCAACAACAGCCCCCATTCCTGCCAAAGCCTTTTCAAGTTGGTCTGCACCTCTTTTAGTATTTGTAAAATAAGATACTAGCGAACCTATTGCCACTAGAAATGCTCCAATACCTGTGCTTATTAATCCTGCCTTAACAGAAGCAAACATAGTCTTTGCCTGTTTACCTGCTGATAAAAACCCTGCTTTAACAGAGTTTAAAGACACCCCCATTATTTTAAACTCAGCTGCCGCATTTTTAGCATCCTTGCCTACTTTGCCAACATCTGATTTTACATTTAGGTTTAAAGTTTCTGTTTTACTTGCCATATCTTTTTATTTATAGTGCTACTCCTGTTTTTATTTGTGTGAATGTTACATTTAATGCCCATTCTAAAGTCATATTGTTAGTTCCTTTTATTTGTAACAAAAAATTAGTTCCTGATACCGCCCCTGTTGGCTGCCATCCTGTTGTAGTACCTGAGCCTTTGATTGTATCTCTCTCTCTCTCTATGCTTAGTGTTCCTGACTTATTAATTACAACACCACGTTCTACCCATGACTTATAATCTCCAACTGCCCCTGAGCCGCTAGTACCGCCAACCCTAACAGCTACACAATCAGCATGAAAATACATTATAGTGTTATCAGGTACTACTACAAACGAATCTGTTGTATTATTTAAATAAGAATTTACAGTATTGCCATCTGTTGTTTGTCCACCATATAATAATTGAACACTTTGCCTTTTGCCTAAAACGTCTGATGTAGCATTACCCCCTATAACAAATGAGTTTGTTTCTCTAACCTCTCCTAAAGTGCCAAAAACTGCGGTGTTATCTACCTGTTTAGTAATTTGGTTTCTACTACCTACTAAAATGTTGTTTCTTGACACATCAATAACCTCATTATTCTCACCCATTATATAGGTGTTGTTAGTGCCAACGCCTGTTACGTTTTGTGAGCCTTGAACGTTGTTATTTTCGTTGTTTAAATTTACACTTAAATTAGAACTATATTTAAAAGCCTCGCAAACCCCTGTTGTTGGGTTGTAGGTATATCCATAAGCCTCACATTGTCTTTGGTTAGGAACTATCTCATTCCTGCCATCTGTAAATGTTACAACTCCTGTTCCGCTAATCTTTGCAGGTTTTATTGCAAATCCTGTTATGTAAGGTATTGTTGCCATTATATAATAAGTATAAATTCTACTGTTGCTAAATCGCCTGGTTTGTAATCTATTTTGTTTACTCTATATTCTCTATTTTTGATAAATACATTGTCAAAAAAATTAAAGCTGTTCATATCGCCTGGAGTTAAATTTACTTTTAATGTCATAGTCCTTGTATCTGCATTATACAACTCATTAAAATAAGGCAACCAATAAAGATAAAATAGATTGTTTGTGGTTGCATTTCCTATTGGTTGAAAAAGCTGACAATCTCCAAAATGGAAATCATTTGTATCTGTTGGTTGTGGTGGTATTGTTGTTACAGTTGGTATATCTGTTAAATGGCTAAACTGTAAAAAGTCTGTCATTTGCTCTCCTGCTTCTGTGTTTTGAGCAGGTATATAATATGTGCAACTTGTTAAAGTCTTTACACCATTGTTATACATGATTCTAGGACTGTTTGCAAAACCTTGAGATGTACCATCATCAGGGTTGTAAGAATATATTGCAGGTGTTATAAAATCAGAAAACTGTGACATCAAAGGTTTAGGAACTGTTGCTGCAAAAGGCTCTGGTATTATTTCTTCCTCTCCTGTTAATATTGTAGGGAATCCATTTCCTGATAATGAAGCATCAAAAAGTTTAGAACCATATAAATGTCCTTGTACTGCTCCTTTGTAAAGATTAAAAGCATAATCATCATCATCCTCAACGAATTTAAAAGTAGTTAATTTATTTAAAGTCGTTAATGGTGTTAATTTAATTTCTTCTA